GTTTTTCTTCAAACCGATCCAGGACGGTATGGATCGTCCTAAAACAGAACTTGCGTACAGAGTTCCAGCTTCGAAGCTTACTAGAAGGAAGCTTGAGAGCAATGAGCAACTAAGAGAATTAGACGGACTTGATACAACTATTGATTGGAAAAATACAGGTGACAACTCTTATGATGGTGAAAAGCTAAAGCTATTAGCTCATGACGAAAGTGGTAAGTGGGAAAGACCTGATAACATATTAAACAACTGGAGAGTCACAAAAACTACACTAAGGCTAGGATCAAGAATTGTAGGTAAATGTATGATGGGCTCAACTTCAAACTCATTAGATAAAGGTGGAGAAAACTTTAAAAGACTTTACAACAATTCAGACGTTACTAAAAGAAATAGAAACGGACAAACATCTTCTGGACTCTATAGTCTGTTCGTTCCTATGGAATGGAACTATGAAGGGTTCATTGACAGTCATGGACTACCTGTCTTCATTAGAGGTAAAAATAAAGTCAAAGGAGTTGATGGTGTTGAAATTACAACGGGAGTTATTGAACACTGGGAAAACGAGGTTGATGGTTTAAAATCAGATCAAGACGGTTTAAATGAATACTATAGACAATTTCCAAGAACCGAAGCCCACGCGTTTAGAGATGAATCTAAAGATACTTTATTTAATTTAACTAAAATTTATCAACAAATAGATTACAACGTTGAATTAAACAATGTATCTTCAGTTACAAGAGGTAGTTTTATGTGGGAGAACGGTATTAAAGATACTAAAGTTTCTTTTATGCCAAACAAAGATGGAAGATTTTTAATATCTTGGGTGCCACCTAAAAACTTACAAAATCGAGTGATTATAAATAATGGTACTAAATGTCCTGGCAACGAGCACATTGGAGCTTTTGGTTGTGATAGTTATGACATAAGCGGAACTGTAGATGGTAAAGGTTCTAACGGATCATTACATGGTTTAACTAAGTTTTCAATGGAAGATGCACCGCCTAATCATTTCTTTTTAGAGTATATATCAAGACCGCAAACAGCTGAAATATTCTTTGAGGATGTGTTAATGGCTTTGGTATTCTACAGTATGCCTATATTATGTGAAAACAATAAACCTAGATTATTGTATTATTTAAAAAGAAGAGGTTATAGAGGGTTTTCAATGAATCGTCCTGATAAAATTTGGAATAAACTTTCTACAACTGAAAAAGAAATAGGTGGTATACCTAATTCAAGTGAAGACATTAAGCAAGCTCATGCTGCTGCAATTGAGTCTTATATAGAAACTTATGTAGGTGCCTTAAAAGAAGGATACGGAGATGTGTATTTTCAAAACACTTTAGAAGACTGGAGTAAGTTCAATATAAACAATAGAACTAAGTACGATGCTACTATAAGTTCTGGGCTGGCTATAATGGCTTGTAACAAAAACAGATACAGGCCGACTCCTGAAAAAAATTATAAACCTATAAGTTTAGGTTTTAAAAGATACAATAACAACGGAGATGTTTCAAAAATAATAAAATAAATAAATGAATCAGATTTCTTACAATGACAATAGTTCGTTCCCAAGCCAGGTAGTACCTGATGCAGAGAAAGCTACTTTAGAATATGGTCTTGCTATCGGTAGAGCTATAGAAGGAGAATGGTTTAGGAATTACAGAGGTGGTGCTGGTATGAGTGGTTACGCTACTAACTATGCCAACTACCATAGCTTGAGATTATATGCAAGAGGCGAGCAGCCTGTTCAAAAGTACAAAGATGAATTAGCTATAAATGGTGATTTATCTTATTTAAATTTAGACTGGAAACCAGTTCCTGTAATATCTAAATTTGTAGACATAGTTGTAAATGGCATGTCTCAAAGAAATTACGAAATAAAAGCTTTTGCAGTAGACCCTTTTTCAACTAATAAAAGAACAGAGTACGCTAAAGAACTAATGCGTGATGTCAAAGAAAGAGATTTAATACAGCAATTAAGAGAAACTTTAGGAGTTGAAATGCAAAGTAAAGCTAGTAAAGAGCTAGGTTTAGAGAGTGAAGAAGAACTTCAACTGCATTTACAGTTAGATTATAAACAATCTATAGAAATAGCTGAAGAGGAAGTTATAGCTGACGTATTAAATAGAAATAGGTATGATTTAACAAGACGTAGGTTTTGTCAAGATTTAACTATTTTAGGTGTAGGTGCTGTAAAAACTAACTGGAATAAAGCTGAAGGCATTGTAATAGATTACGTAGATCCAGCTGCTTTAGTATATTCATATACAGAAGACCCTAATTTTGAAGATATATATTATGCTGGTGAAGTGAAGTCAATATCTTTATCAGATTTAAAAATGCAGTTTCCATACCTTACGGATAAAGAGATGGAAACCATACAGAAATATCCTGGTAATTCTGAGTATTTAAGAAATTGGAGTGGTAGAAGTGATCAACAAACTGTACAAGTAGTTTATTTTGAATATAAAACTTATTCAGATCAAGTGTTTAAAATAAAAGAAACTAATACAGGTTTAGAAAAAGCATTAGAAAAACCAGATACTTTTAATCCACCTGAAAATGATAAGTTTGATAGAGTATCTAGAACTATAGAAACTCTATATAGTGGAGCTAAAATACTAGGACATCCTATGATGCTTAAGTGGGAATTAGCTGAAAACATGACTAGACCTAGTGCAGATACTACTAAAGTCAAAATGAACTACAGTATATGTGCTCCTAGAATGTACAAAGGAAAAATTGATTCATTAGTAAGTCGTATAACAGGTTTTGCTGATATGATTCAATTAACTCATTTAAAAATACAACAAGTGTTATCTAGGGTAGTACCTGACGGTGTTTATTTAGATATGGATGGCTTAGCAGAGGTTGATCTTGGTAATGGAACTAATTATAATCCAGCTGAAGCTTTGAATATGTATTTTCAAACTGGTTCTATAGTAGGTAGAAGCTTAACTCAGGATGGTGATCCAAACAGAGGTAAAGTTCCAATACAAGAATTACAGACTGGATCTGGTGGTGCTAAAATACAAAGTCTTATACAAACTTATCAGTATTACTTACAGATGATAAGAGANGTGACCGGACTAAATGAAGCTAGAGANGGTAGCAACCCAGATAAAAATTCTTTAGTAGGTTTACAAAAGCTAGCTGCTGCTAATTCAAATACTGCAACTAGGCATTTGTTACAGGCAATGTTATATCTTACCTCTAGAACGTGTGAAAACATATCTTTAAGAGTTTCTGATTCTTTAGAATTTCCTTTTACTAGACAAGCTTTAGAAAATAGCATATCAAGATATAATGTAGCTACGTTAGATGAACTTTCTGATTTAAATATACATGATTTTGGTATATTCTTACAATTAGAACCTGATGAAGAAGAAAAACAAGTTTTAGAACAAAACATTCAAATAGCTTTAAAAACTGGTGGTATTGACTTAGAAGATGCTATTGATCTAAGGGAGATTAATAATATTAAGTTAGCTAACCAGATGCTAAAGCAAAGAAGAAAAGCTAAACTAAAAAGAGATCAACAAGCAGCACAAGCTAATATACAAGCACAAGCTCAAGCAAACGCTGAGGCTTCTGAGAAAGCTGCTTTAGCTGAAATGCAAAAACAACAAGCGTTAGCAGAAACAGAAGTGCAAGTTGAGCAAGCAAAATCTCAGTTTGAGATTAATAAAATGCAACAAAAAGCAGAGATTGATAGACAATTGTTAGAGTTAAGGTATCAGTATGATATTAAATTAAAACAAATGGAAACTCAGCAAATAGATGCAAAAGAAAAGATGATTGAAAATCGTAAAGACGAAAGAACAAGAATACAAGCCACACAACAAAGCCAAATGATTGACCAAAGAAAAAACGATTTATTACCAACTAATTTTGAACAAAATGAACAAAACCCATTACTAGGTTAATACTTAGTAATTATTATTAATTATTATATTATATTATGTCACAGAAAGAAGAAGTAAAGCCTTTGAAGATTAAAGCTAAAAAGCCTTCTATAAAAACTAAATCAAATGAAACATATAAAGTAGATTTAGGCAAAAAAGAAGAAGAAGTTAAAGAAGAAATAAAAGATGCCATTCAAACACAAGAAACAAATGATAGCAATGTTATTGTCGAAGAAAAGAAAGACGAGACAAGTAGCAAAAAAATGGTTGAAGAAGTACGGACCGCCTCAGAAGGAGAAGTAGAATCTCCTATATTAGAAATAATAGAAGATGAAACTAAAAAAGTACAAAACGAATACAAAGAAGCTGTAAGAGATGAAAAGGTTTTAGGAAAACAATTACCTGAAAACATCGAAAAACTAGTTTCTTTTATGGAAGAAACAGGTGGTAATGTTGAAGACTATGTTAGATTAAATAGAGATTATTCTAATATTGATGACAATGCTTTACTTAAAGAATATTATAAAAATACTAAGTCACATCTTAATCAAGAAGAAATAGAATTCATAATGGAAGATAATTTTTCATATGATGAAGACATGGACGAAGAGCGAGACATAAAGAAAAAGAAACTTGCTTTTAAAGAAGAAATTGCAAAAGCCAAAAACTTTTTGGAAGAAACCAAGAGTAAATATTACGACGAGATCAAGTTGAGACCGGGCGTTACTCAGGAACAACAAAAGGCTATGGATTTTTTCAATAGATACAACAAAGAACAACAAATAGCTGAAAAGCATCATGATTCATTTAAAAATAAAACTAATGATTATTTCACTGATAATTTCGAAGGTTTCGATTTTGATTTAGGTGAAAAGAAATTTAGGTATAAAATATCAAATGCTAATGATGTAGCTGAAAAACAGTCAAACTTAAACACGTTTGTTAAGAAGTTCTTAAACAAAGAGGGAGAAGTTGTTGATACTGTAGGTTATCACAAAGCTATTTACGCTGCTGAAAACGCAGATACTATTGCTAATCATTTCTATGAGCAAGGCAAGGCCGATGCTGTAAAGAACATGATGGCTAAATCTAAAAATATAACAAATGAACCTAGGCCACAAGCTAATGGTGATTTGTTTATTAATGGATTAAAAGTACGAGCAATCACTGGCGCAGATAGTTCTAAGTTGAAAATAAAAACAAAAACAAAAAACAACAACTAAAAAATAAAAATTATGGGATTATCCGGAGGAGGCTTTCCAGCTTCTATTACTCCAATGCCTAACAAAGTCACTTTAGAAGGAAATTATATTAATTTCCAAGATGCAGCTGGAGGATTTAACGCATGGGCACAACAATATCTACCTGAGCTTTACGAAGCAGAAGTAGAAAGATACGGGAACCGAACACTAGGTGGTTTCTTGAGAATGGTTGGCGCTGAAATGCCAATGACATCTGATCAAGTTATTTGGTCTGAACAAAATAGATTACACATTGCTTATGATTCTGTAACTATTGCTGTAAATGGATCTGGAGATCCTATATACGATGTAACCATTGCTTTACCTGCTGGTCAAGCTACAGGTGCTGTTAGAATTGGTAATACTATTTTAGTTTCTGACAATGCTACTGGATTAGTTACTGCTAAACTTTTAGTAACTGATGTTGACACTGCTACTACTGGCTTAACTTGTACTAGTTACGAAGGAGCTACTTTAGTAGGTACAGCTTTGATTGGAGCTGCTAACAGTTTATTCGTTTATGGTTCTGAATTTGGAAAAGGAACAATCGGTATGGCTGGAGCTATTACTCCTAAAGCTACTACCTTTACTAACTCTCCAATTATTCTTAAAGATAACTATGAATTAAGTGGTTCTGATGTTGCTCAAATTGGTTGGATTGAAGTATCTACTGAAGATGGTCAATCTGGTTACTTATGGTATCTAAAAGCTGAATCTGAAACTAGATTGAGGTTTGAAGATTACCTTGAGATGTCAATGGTAGAAGGTGTTAAAATGGCTACTGCTGACCAACCTTTTGGTGGTGTTGGTGCTGTTGGTGGAGCAGTACAAGGCATAAAAGGTACTGAAGGTTTATTTGCTGCTATCGAAGATAGAGGTAATGTATATTCTGGATTTGCTGGAGCTGCTGCCCCTGGTTCAGGTGCTTTAGGTGATTTTGATGCTATTCTTAAGCAATTAGACAAGCAAGGTGCAATTGAAGAAAACATGTTATTCTTATCTAGAGCTACTGCTCTTGATTTTGATGATATGATTGCTGCTGTTAACGGAGCTTATGGTGCTAATACTTCTGCTTCTTATGGTCTTTTTGACAATGATGGTGACATGGCATTAAATTTTGGATTTTCAGGTTTTAGAAGAGGTTCTTATGACTTCTATAAAACTGATTGGAAATATCTAAATGATGCTACAACTAGAGGTTTATCTAATGAGATTGATGGTGTAATGGTTCCTGCTGGAACTTCTACAGTTTACGATCAAATGTTAGGATCAAACATCAGACGTCCTTTCTTACACGTAAGATATAGAGCTTCTGAAACTGAAGATAGAAAGATGAAATCTTGGATCACTGGATCTGTAGGTGGAGCTTTCACTTCTGATCTTGATGTTATGAGAGTTAATTTCTTATCTGAAAGATGTTTAGTTACACAAGCTGCTAATAACTTTGTGTTATTCAAAGGAGCATAATTAATAATTAACATTTAAAAAATAAGAAAAATGGGATATGTAAAATTACCAAAAGCTAGTGGATATGATTTACTACCAGCTGAGAATATAGGCGCTTTAAAATTCACAACACCAGACTTAGTAGTAAGTTATGTACCTTCGGGAACAGTTACTATTGCTGCTAGTTCAGCTTTTGTACAAGCTGATGTTGCTAAAATTTTAGATGCTGTTGATTTAATAAATGGTGCTTCTGGACCATCTGTTGCTCCAGCTGCTTTAAGTCAAAAAGTTACAGGAACAACTGTAACTTAAAAAACAATAATAAGATCCCGCTTCGGCGGGGTCTTTTTTAATTATTATATTATATTATATTATGGAAACAAAAGAAAAGAAAAATCCCGAATTAAAAAAAGATACTTGGGAATATAAAGATAGAAATTATTTTCTATTAGGTAGTAAAATGCCTTTAACCTATACTATAACATCTAGACACTCTAAAAGATACCCTTGTGTTTGGTTTGATAAAGATTTAGGTTATGAAAGAGAATTAAGATATGCTACCAACCAAAAAAGCATATTTGTAGATGAACAAAAAGGTTCAGCTACTTTAAAACATATTGTCTTTGAAAAAGGTCATTTAATGGTGAAGAAAGAGCAAAGAAACTTACAAGAGTTCTTAGCTAAACACCCGCATAATGGTCTTTTATTTAAAGAGTTCGATGCTGTTGCTAAAGCAGTTGATGAATATGAAGACTTAGAAACGCAACTAGACGCAATGAATGCTGCTAAAACAATGGATATAGACCAATTAGAAGCTATATTAAGAGTTGAATTAGGTTCAAGTGTTACTAGTCTTTCAAGTAAAGAATTAAAAAGAGATGGGTTATTATTTGCTAAAGGCAATCCAGCACTTTTTATTAGTTTAGCAGAAGATGAAAATGTTGTAATTAGAAACTTTGCTATAAGAGCTGTTGAAGAAAGTATAATTAAACTTGACAGTGATCAAAGAACATTTAAATGGGCTGCTAATGGTCGTAAATTAATGACAGTACCTTTTGATGAAAACCCATATTCAGCTATTGCTGCTTGGTTTAAAACAGATGAAGGACTTGAAGTTTACAGATCTATAGAGAAAAAGTTCAAATAACAAGTGATTATAAATAAGGGTGGTTTTATCGCCACCCTTTTTTTTTAAAAAATATTAAAATGGCAATAAACGTAAACACGGTATATACCACGGTTTTAACTATATTAAACAAGGAACAAAGAGGTTATTTAACTCCTTACGAATTTAATAATGTAGCTAACCAAGTTCAATTAGAAGTTTTTGAAAAGTTTTTCGAAGACTATAACCAATATATACGTATGCCAAAGACAAATGTGGAGTTTGCATCTAGAATGGACCACATAATGGAAGAATTTCAACTCTTTGAAAAAACTGAGTTTGCAGATAATTCTACTCCACCAACTTCTAATGTTTATGACCAACCAGCAGATTTACACAAGTTTGGTTCTTCAACTTGGAATAAAGGTAGAAATTCTCCACCTATAGAGATAGTAAGTAACAGAGATTACAATCAATTAAAACTATCTCCTTTAACACAACCTACAAATAACTTTCCTGTTGCTAAATACCAGCAAGACAAACTAACAGTATTCCCAAGCCCAACGGCTTTTGCAAATACAGACGTTACTTTTAACTATATTAGAAAACCATCTATTGTTAGATGGGGATACTATGCTGGTGGCTTAGGTCAATTTATATATGATCCTACAGCTTTTGCAGCGGACTTGTTAAACGACGGAGGTAGTTTATTAAGTTCTATTAGCCCTAATTTAGGCGTTGCTGCACCTACGCTGGCTTTAGCAGAGTATGACAACACTTCTACAGGAGTTACAGTAGTTTCAACTGGAGGCGGAACAGGTTTAAAAGTAAAAATGGCTGTAACTTTATTAAGTGGTATTACTACTTTATTTGTTTCAGATCCAGGAACAGGTTATAGCGTAGGTGATACAATAACTTTTGCTTCAGCAACTTTTGGCGGTGGTGCTAATGCAGTTTGCACATTAGCCGCTGGTGATTTTAATGGTAGTAGTACATATGGTTCAACTGACTTTGAAATAAGTGATAGCCAACAAACAGAAGTTGTATTAGAAATATTAAAATATTCAGGAATCATAATAAGAGATCCACAAATAATTCAAGCAGCTTCTCAAGAACTAGCTCAAGAAGAAGTAAATTCAAAAAGATAATAAAACATGGGGTTAATAACTGAAACAAACGCGCAGTATTATGCAGGACAACAAACATTTACAAGCTTAACAGCAGTAGTTGATCCTACTTTTACATGCACATTCAATACTAATGTTGTAAGCGCTTATGATAGCGCATTAGTTCAAACTAGTTCTGCATCTAATTATACTATATACTTAGACGGTGTTGCTCAAGCTGAAAACTTATCTTTTATATCTGACTCTTTAAATAATGTAATAAAACTAGTAGGAACTTATACTGCTGGTAGTGTTTACGTTCAATTAAAAACTTTAAGCATATGGGATAATTATGGAAGTTACTCATATAATAGTTTAACTGACATTGTTAATAATTTCATGGTTGCTTACGTTGGCATGGACAAATTAATACCAAGATGCAAAAGATCTGATGTTATATTCCACGCTAAAAGAGGTTTGCAAGAGTTTAGTTATGACACTTTAAAATCTGTAAATTCTCAAGAGCTTAATATACCACCAAGCTTATCTTTAGCTATACCACAAGATTATGTAAATTACGTTCAATTATCTTGGGTTGATAAAACAGGCGTTAAACACATTATATATCCAACTACTTTAACTAGTAATCCTACGGATTTACCTATACAAGATTCTTTTGGATTACCTACTCAAGGAGAGTTTGGACAGAATTTGCAAGCTGCTCAATCAATAACGGATACTAGATGGGCAAATAATGACAACTTAAATATAACAGGGCAGATAGCAGATAACGCAAACGTTTATGATTGGTCTTGGTGGAAAACTGCTTATGGTCAAAGATATGGTTTAGAGCCTGAAGTTTCTCAAAAAAATGGTTGGTTCACTATAAACGAGAGAGAAGGTAAGTTTAGTTTTTCTAGTGGTTTAGTAGGTAAATTAATTATACTAGAATACATATCTGATGGCTTAGCTTATGATATGGATACTAAGATACCTAAAATGGCAGAAGATGCTTTATATTCACATATAATGCATTCTATAGTATCTACAAGAGCTAATTTTCCAGAATATATAGTACAAAGATATAAAAAAGAAAGATCAGCTAAATTAAGAAACGCTAAAATAAGATTAAGCAATATAAAACTTGAAGAATTTACTCAAGTAATGAGAGGTAAATCTAAATGGATTAAACACTAGACATGGCTCAAACTAAAAATACTTTTATAAAATCTAAAATGAATAAGGATCTAGACGAAAGACTAGTTCCTAACGGTGAGTATAGAGATGCTTTGAATGTAGAGGTTAGTCAATCTGAAGATTCTGACGTAGGTACTTTATCAACTGCTTTAGGTAATTTAAAATTAACAGACTTTGGATTAACCAACAATTGTGAAGCTAAAATAATTGGTTTTTTTGCAGATGAAAAAGATAAAGATATATATGTTTTTATAACTAACTTTATAGATACATCTCCTAATAAATTAGATTTATTTCCAAGTGATAATGCTATTTGTCAAATATGGAAAAGAAATATTGAAACAAATTTAAATACTAAGCTTGTAGAAGGTAAGTTTTTAAACTTTTCTTTAACTCAAGAGATATTAAATATAAACTTGCTTGAAGATTTATTATTCTGGACCGACAACAGGAATCAACCTAGAAAAATTAACGTTTTAAAAGCTAATCCAGGAAATGAAGCTAATCCAACTTACTACACGAATGAAGATCAAATATCAGTAGCTAAATATTATCCTTTTGAGCCTATAGAATTACTAGATGATTACATAGTAGATTACTCTGTTACTAATGGCGGTGGTGGTACAAATGCTTTCCCAGCTCCTTATCATGATTTATTAGGTGAAATATTACCTACAATAGCCAGTACAGGAGTTGGTGTTGGTCTAACGGTTCAAGTTACTAGTGCTAAAGTAAATGGTGCAATAGCAGATTCTGGAAACTTAGTTGCTATAAAAATAATAAACCAAGGCATAGGTTATCAAAATGGTGATGTTATAAACATAGCTCCTAAATCAGGGTCTGCTCAAATAACTTTAGTTGTAGAATTACAATCTACAATGAAAGACAAGTGTAGTGAGTTTTTACCTGAAACAGAATCTGTTACTGCAGCAGCTCCTAGTGCTACATGGCCTGGAGAGATTGAATCTGGAGTAGCTTTTTCACCTCAACCAGGTTTTAGCTCTAGCCCTTTTGTTAGTTTTGTTGGATCTTTAGTTAAAATAACTGACCCTTTAGGAGATATAACTCCAGCAGGCGCTAGATTGACTAATGTAGCAGAGGTACTTGGCACTTTAGTTATGATAATAGAGTGGAAAGACAATCCTCAAACTATAACTACAGCTGCTGGCACAGTAATAACAGCTGGTGTTAATCCAGACTATGATGCTAACTGGCCTGGAGACTGTGAGTTTTTAAAAGATAAGTTTGTAAGATTTGCATATAGATTTAGATTTGACGATAATGAATATTCTTTAATATCTCCTTTTACTCAAGCTTGCTTCGTACCACAACAAAATGGGTATTTTCTTTCTGAATCTAGAACAGACTCTAACGGTAACGAACAGACAATAACAGACGCTGAATTAGCTTATGAGTCAACAGATTTAAACTTTTTTGAAAATCTAGTAAATAGCATTGATTTAAAAATACCAGCTCCTAATTTTTTAAATTCAGCTAATAATTACTTTAGTAGTTTGATCAGCGAAATGCATGTAAGTGAAATTGACATCATATACAAAGATGACAACGAAAATGTGTTAAAAGTGTTAGACACTATTACTAAAGAGAGTTTTGAAAATGTTGATTATCCATACATAATATACGACTACCAGTCAAGATCTCCAATAAGAGTTTTACCAGAAGATGAAATAACTAGAGTAAGTGATAGAGTTCCTTTAAGAGCTTTAGCTCAAGAGGTTACTGGAAATAGAGTTATATACGGCAATTACACAGATGGTCATACTAGTAATCAAACTCTCAACTATGAGATAGCTTCAGCTGAAAAAGTCCAAATAACAACACCTGAATCTGGAGTAATAAATCCTAATATTAAAAAAGAGTATCAAAATCATACTCTAAAACAAAATAGAAACTACCAAGTAGGAGTGGTTTTATCAGACAGGTATGGTAGACAATCAGATGTAATACTTTCATCATTGGACAACTCTACAACGCTTGGTATTGGTGGAACGTATAGAGGTTCTACTATTTTCCATCCATTTCACCCAGCAGATCCAGGTCTTATTGATGCAGCAACAACTTGGGCTGGTGATTCTTTAAAAGTTCAATTTAATTCTGTAGTGCCTGAATCTACAGGTCAATTTGGCTACCCAGGTTTATTTAAAGATTATGAACCACCTCAGTTGAGTAATTTACAATCAACTGGTGGCTATACTGGTCCTGGAGCAACTGATGCTGCTACAACTGGTGGATCAGGAACTGGTTTAACTGTTGATTATGTAACTTTTAAAGCTTCAGGTATATCATATATAGTATCTGCAACTATAAATAATCCTGGTGTAGGGTATGCGAATGGAGATGTCATTACTATAGACGGTAGCTCTGGGGATGCAGCTACGTTTATATATAACACAGATGTGTTCCCTAATTTAACTGGTTGGTACAGCTATAAAATAGTTGTTAAACAACAAGAGCAAGATTATTATAATGTTTACTTGCCTGGCGTAGTAAACGGTGCGATAAACGAAGACGGTGTAGATAGCACGACAAGAGCTACTGTTAGCTTGTTTGGAGACAATATAAATAAAATACCTAAAGATTTATTTGATGTTGGCCCTAGTCAAACCAACTACAGGTCAGACACTAGATTAAGCTTAAGAGTTCAAAATGTAAATTCTACTTTTAACTCTAGCCAACAATTTTATCCAGGAACAGACATTGAAAATGTTGTATTACTATCTGAATTAACAGATTTAGGTATAGACTTAACTAAAACTTCATCTTTAACTAAAGCTGGAGGAGCAGCTGTAATTATGCCTGGAACAGTGGAATTACAATCACCAAACGAAAATATTCAACCTGGTATGTCAGTAACTGCTATAAATTCAAGCGGTTTAGTATATATACCACTATCTGAAGGAGCATATGTGTTTTCTTATTACGTAGACGGAAGTGGAAAAGGTCAAGTAAGTATAAAAGGAACTACTACTTCTATTGATGCTGGTTCTACATTAACTTTTGGCCCAGCTGGTATTATTTACAACTCTAACAACAATCCTATTATAGGTATATTATCAACATCAAAAACCATTGGTGTTGCTGAAGAAGATAATTTTGCAGTAAAACTAGCGGTTGCAGAAACACAACCTGTAAAATCTTTATTAGACATATATTATGAAACTACTACAGCTGGTTTAATAGATTCTTTAAATAGCGCTATAATAGCTGGAACACCTGTTTCTTTGCCATTTGGGATTTCACCTGTTACCTTTAATTTAACAGAAGCACAAACTGGAAGTGTTGTTTGTACTAACATATTTCAACCACTAGATGGTTTAAACCAGAATATAGTTGATCCTAATACAACTGGTAGTTTAATTAGAGTTGTGGACGGCGATAATAATAATAGAACTAATGAATTTAACTTAAATATAGATAGCAGCGGCCAAGCTTCAATAAGCACTAATAAGACTACTGGTTCAGGGTTTTTCATTAGCAGCAATTCTAGTAAAACAAATTTCATATTCGATGTTAAGTTAACTAACTCTGGAATTGATGTATTTAAAAGCTTTCAAGGTATTGTAGAAAATATAAGACCATCGTATGTTAATCCTAGCCCTATACCTAGTACATACCTAATAAGTAAAAATGGAGGCACGATTGCTGATGCTTATAGAGCTATAAACGGTAGTGGTGATACATCTTTAAATAAAAATGACTTAAAATGGGAATTAACATCCGTGGTACCAATAGCTGGTGAAAATAGACCTTTTAGTCCTACAATACAAGTGCAAGATCCTGATGGTAATTTTGTTGACATAGGAGAAGACGCTGCGGATAGTTGGCCTACTGTTATATTGCCGGCTAATACTTCAACTACTGAAAACTATCAAATAGTGCTACAAAAAGAATATATAAATAATGGTTTTGTAAGAATAACAAATGAAAGTTTAAATGGTGTAATTGGTAACGAGATAAATAGTGATGGTATAAAAATAGTAGTTAGAGGTTTAAATACCGAAAGCATAGCTCCTTTTGAAATTGACCCAGATGGAGATGCAGGTGTTATTGATGTTGGTGTTCTTATTTTTACTTTAGGATTTCTAAATCTAGATGATGACCCATACAATGTGTCTATAAATAGATCTGACGCTGTTTATTTTATAACTTGGCGAGTTAAATTTAGAGTAGTAGATGGTGGTGGTTTAGCTGGTGATGAAATAGTTTTAGATATAACTCAACAGGGTTATTAAAAGTAATAATTATTAAAAATAAGTGATTATAATATGGGTGCAATAGTAGAAGTAAAATATTTTAATTCATTTTGGGCTAAGCAAGTCCAAGGTAGTGGTTCTTATAACGATCCTAAGTGGCCTGGGATAGAGTGGAATCCTTATGGTTATCCTGTTTTTCCAATAAATGCTCAAACTGATCTCGATAATTGGTACATAGAAGAAGCTAGGATTAAAGGAGGCTATAACAATTCTATGGTTTCTCAAGGTGTAAGGGCTTATTTAAATGAAAAAAACCCTGTTCAAGACGTAAGAGAATCTTCATTGATATACTCCGGTGTATATAATTCTAGAACAGATGTTAATGAAACAAATGTTTTTTCTGTTGGTAAAACTATAACTAGCGATTTAAATCCATCAAATGGAAGTATACAAAAGCTTTTTGCAGAAGATACCAATTTAGTTATATTTCAAGAAAATAAAGTTAGTAAGTCTTTAATAAATAAAAATACTATATACTCTGGAACACAAGGAGCTGCTGAAACACCTGACATATTAGTTATAGGTCAAAATGTTCCTTATTCAGGTAGATTTGGCATTGGCAAAAACCCTGAGTCATTTGCTCAGTATGGTTTTAGAAAATATTTTGCAGATCCTATTAGAGGATCTATTCTAAGGCTGTCTAGAGATGGTTTAACTGAAATATCTAATTACGGTATGAAAGATTATTTTAGAGACAACTTAAGTGTTTTAGATAGTAATTACAAAACAGAGAATGTACCTTGGACTATAGCAGTTAATCCACCTAGTACACTTATTCTATCTCAAGAAATATATTTGCTAAACATGTCTTTAGCAACAGTCTTACTTAGTGGTACAACGTCAGATCTTGTAATTAATACTAATGGAAATGGTGTAGGCGGTACTGCAACGCTAACTGTTAGCGAAACTTTACCAAACGAAAGTTTTTTAACTATAACTGCTATAGGTAGTGGGTATGTTGCTGGTGATAAAATTTCTGTCAATGGCGATGGTATTTACTTTGATGGCATAATAACTTATATTCTTTTAAGCTCTAATTTAGCTGTAGCAACTGGTAATCAAAACCCATTTTATGTTCAAGATGTTAGTTCTTGTGATATATTTTTAGGTAGTACAGTTTTAAATTTAAACTCTAGCGATGTAGCTATCGATACTGGAGCTATAGTCACTAATACTTCTGTAGTTGCTGGATCTAATCCGGTTTTAACAGCTATAACAACTAACAATACTATTGACCCAGAAAATTCAGGTTTCTTTGCTTATGAGTACAGAAATAAAATAGTTGGCGGTTGGGATAATCACAATAGGTATTATACTATTTCATTACAAACAAAACCTGCTTTTGTTAGCGATAACTCTGATTTTATTACATTATCTTTTGACGATGGTGTTAATGGTTGGGTTAGTAGATATAGTTATAAGCCAGGTTTTATAGGTAGTTTAAAAGGTAGTTATTTCTCTACTTATGAAAACTCTTTATACGAGCATTATAAGTCTAATGTTAATAATAATAACTTTTTAAATTATTATGGCGTTAGATATACATGTGGAGTTAGTTTTATTGTAAACTCAAATCCATCTATTAAAAAGAATTTTCAAACTATAAATTACGAAGGAGATAATGGTTGGCAAATATCATCTTTTTCAAGTGATTCAACTAAATACAATAACAGTGGGCAAGGTTTTATAGATTCTGGAAGTAATATAAGAAGTTTTCAAGAAGGCTTGTATGTTGATCCAAATAGTGGCTACCCACAAAGAGCTGGTTTTGATAGAAAAGAAAATCTATACGTAGCTAAAATACAAAATCAATCTAGCGTTGGTTTTCAAGAAGTCTTACCAGGAAGCGCTTTAACTGGTATAAAAGGATATTTAATGAATATACAATTAAACGTAGATTCTAGTACTAATTTAGGTGGTCCAAAAGAGATATGGTCTGTCGGTACTACGTTTGTACAATCATCTTAAAAAAGAAAATATGATATTAGAAATATTAGAAACATTTAGTTACGAACCTAAACTAGGTATATTACCTGTAGTTGCAGCGGCAGCTGTTGGTCAATTAGCTATGGGAGTGTACGGGATGTATCAAAAAAATAAAGAAGCAAGAAACGCTCAAACTCTTAAAAGCCAACTAGCAAGTCTTGAAAAATCAAGACAAGAAGTTTTTGATGCATCCGGTGATTTAAGAGATTTAAAAAACCAAGTTTCAAATCCATATGCTAATTTAAGTGTAGCTACTCAAGCTGCAGAAATTCAAGCTGAACAAACTGACTTAGCTTTAGCCAATACTTTAGATGCTGTTAAAGCTGGTGGTTTTGGCGCTGGTGGTGCAACTGCTCTAGCTCAAGCAGCAGCTAGAAGCAAACGGGGAATATCTGCTAGTATAGAACAACAAGAAGTTAATAATGAAAAACTAAGAGTAGGAGGAGAAGCTAATGTACAAGCTCAAAAACTCCAACTGGAGCAAGCTGCTATAGGCGCTGAAGGTCAAGCTTGGCAAATACAAGAGCAAAGAGAAATGACTCAATTAGATAGAAAACAAGCGGAAATAGATCAAAGCAACGCTCAGCAAGCTCAATACCAAGCTGATACAATGGGTGCTTTCACAGGTGCTTTAAGCACTTTTTCAATGGGAGCTTTAAACGATCCTAGTAATTTTGCTCAAGTACCAGATTTAGTTAATCCTCAATACACTGGCCCAAATAGTGGTGTTCCTTTTAGCCCTGGAACTCAAGGTCAAGGTCAAAATTGGGCTATTGTAAATGGACTTACAGATAGAAGCGGAATGATAAATCCAGTTCAAATAGGTGTNAATATAAATGGACAACCTGTTTTTGAAGATAGATAAAATAAAATAATATGGGAACTTATAGACAACCAAGCCAAGTAATAGATAAAAGTTTAAGTGTAGCTAATCAAGGCATGCAGAATACGGCTACTCAAATGGAGAGAGGCTTAGCACGTAGAAGACAGCAGCAACTTTTAGACGCTAAAGAAATTCAAAGAAAAAACGAATTAAAAAATAAAGATTTAAAAGTTTTTAATCAAAAAAAGAATGCTTCTATAGACGGTTATAGAGAAAAAATGGCTAGTTGGGAACACATTAATCAAGGTTCTGAAGGTCAAGAAATAGAAGGTGTTTCTATAGAAAACCAATTAAAAGATAACGCTAAATATTATTTAGATATAATGAGTGGTTCTGTAGAGGGAGATGAACGATATAGAAATGCAGAATTAGCTATTAGGAACATGATCACTGAATATCCATTAATGGCTGAAATGCTTAATAAAGAAGCTCAGCAAGCTAATAATGCTTATTTACAAGGAACTAATGAACAAAGAAATTCTAATGAACCTGATGCTTTTTTAATTTCTGAAGATCCATTAAGTGATACTAAAAAGAGCATGTTAAGAAATCTTAACGGTGGAACTAATGCTTTAAGGTACAATGTTCAAACAGGACCTAATGGTGTTAATTTAATATATACAGATTCTGATGGTAAAGAAGTTACAGTAAATGCTAAAAGATATAAAACTGAAAAAGAAAACGGATTTAACTTAGTAGAGACTACAGATGCTAAAGCTCAAAAAGTTTTTATGGATGGTGTATGGAGTGTAGTTGGTAAAGGTTATGAAGGCGAAGGAGAGTTAAAAACTACATACACAGAGTTTAAAGAAAAAGGAGAAAGCTTAACAGAAACTGATAAAATACTTCATTTTAGTAAAGCTAATGCAGAAGTTGAAAAACAGGTGAGTCGTTGGGTCGAAGATAATCAAGGAGAAGTTACTCAATCTCAATGGCAATTATTAGGAGGTGAAGGTATTTTTAATAGAGAGAGAGATAAAGGTAAGTTAGTAAAACTTTTAACTAAGGCTCAAATTGATAATAACGGAATTCCAGGAAGTAAATTAGTTGACGGAGAAGATAAACCAACTAATGTCGTTGGCGGAAAATCAGCAAGTAAATTAGTTTCTTCAAGCAGTGTAGAAAAAAGATTACCAGTCACAAATGACGAAAGTAAACTTACATTAACTGCTAGAAGTGAATTAAATACCTTAGGTGGTGTTTTTGATGAAGTAAATACTACTGTAAACGAAGCTTTTGAAATGAATAAAGGCGGAAGAGTTAAAGCTGTAAAAGAATCTATTAATAAAAACCTTCCTGAAAGTGCTAATTATGCATATTTAGATTTTACACAAGTTAAAACACAAATAGAAAAAGAAAGAAAGAAAGCTGTTGAAGCTGGTAATAGTGAAGAAGTTGCTAGATTAGATGAACTAAAGAAAGAGTATAAATTAGATCAATCGCCAAATAAAGATTTAATATACAAGAAGACTTTTACTAAAGGTAAGATACAATTAGATAAGCCTTTTGATTCTTCTGATAAAGATAAAGTTTTAAGAACGCTTGCTAAAGAAAGAGGTATAACTACTGAAGAGGCATTTGAAGTTTTTAAAAGTCAAAGAACTAATGTTGAAGATAAAAATACTTTTGATCCTCAAAAGTTTCAAAACCCAAAAACACAAGCGAATACATCTCAAGGAAGTGGTTCAGTTGCAAATGCACCACAACCAGTTGGTAATGCACCACAACCAGTTGGTAATGTAAAAGCATCAGTCAATAATGCACAAACGACACCACCAAGTAACGAATATGGTGACAATGTAAAAATTGACCCTGCTACAAGCGTTGTTAGTTTTGATTTTAACGGCAAAACAGTTGATTCTAGTAAAGCAACTAAAGGATTTCCTGTTATGAAAATGAAAAACGACAACAATGACTACATAAGGAAAATGGGTAACTTCGAAACATTAGCTGGAAATAGTAAGGGCGGAGGAGTTATCGGTTATGGATTTAGCGGTGCTAACCCTGGCTTATCAAAGCTGTTTAAAAACGCCAAAGGAAATAACGCTGAAGATAGGTTTATTAATTCAGTAAATGATTATATAATAGGTCAAGATGGTGGTAATGCTAAGTATGGTGGTAAAAATACTATATTAACTGATTTAGGTATATCTAGAGCTGAATATGATAAGTTGCCTAAAGGTGTTAAAAAAGAATTAGTTGATTGGAAGTTTAACACTGGTAGAGGAACAACAGATGTTATTTTAATAGCAGCTGGTGGAGACTGGGATGGTGACAGAGGCTTTAGAAGTAATTCACCGAAAGCTAGTGATTTAAAAATTAATGACAACGGTAAAATGGTTAATATAAATATTGCTGATCTTAATGTTAAAAAACTTAAAGAAGCTAGAAATAAATTATACAAAGGTAGAATAGATGGAATAAAAGCAGATTTAAAAAGTGGTAAGTACAAGCCAGGTGAAAAACCATCTAGTGCTAATGGACCTAGTGATCCTACTTATAAAGAAATATTAGAATTTGCTGAAGACGGTTATAACAACTCACAACAATATAGATAATATAATTCAATATGAACGAAGAATATTTACAAGGTTTATATAACTATTTAAAGATAGAAGATACGTTTGACAACTGGAGAGATTCTATAGTAGACAATGAAGAATATTTAAAAGGTCTTCACGGTTATTTAAAAATAGAAGACACT